GGGGGCCAAGGTATTGCAAAGAATAAACAGAAGAGTCTGTCAAAATCACAATCTCTTGACGTGTCTGAACATAAGTAACAATCTGTGAACCATGCGACAAACGCGTAAATCCCGCTTGGCTTGTGGCATCTGGCGTCCAATTAAATGGATCTCCCTGCGCTGACCAACGGATTAACATGGGATCTATCGTTGAACTGCCGTAATCGTTTGTACCCAACACAATCACAAAGCGCGATGAATCAGATACAGTCAAGTTATTTTGAACAAGCGGTACATCCACAATTAAAGAGACAGATACACCAGAACCTGTGGATGATGTATTAACCACATTACCGCTACCATCCAACAAATTAGAACTAAGACCGTTTTTGTTGTAGACATAGTATGTAACATTAGCGCTCATGCCTGTTGGCATAGAACCCGATGCCGTAAATTGAATTGCCGCTCCTTCGGTATAGTCCACTGTAAAAGTCACCACAGTAGGAGATGCGCTGGTGAATGTGGCTGTACCACCTAAACTGTTAAGAAGAACCCCACGGCTATTGACTGTAGAAGAAGCAGTCCAATAATAAATGCCACCACCTCTGGGGCCATAGAGCAAATTCTCACCAAAGTTAAATTGATTCCAAAGCTGAAGACTTATGTTTGCTGCGCCGCCATTACCCCAAGTACCAGCTCCCCAAGTACCAGCTCCCCATCCATTAAAAGGAACCTCAAAAGCTGGCCCAGTATTGACTTGAAAAGCAGCAGTAGCAGATGCTCCTCCACCAGTCGTATTTGTTGAGGCCGTGCCTGTTACTAAAATCTTAAATGTAGTGGTGGACGGGACTGCCGTGATTTGATATTCACCATTGACTGTCACACTATCAACAGCTGTAGCGCCTGAAATCGTTACAAAATCCCCAAGCAAAGCGCCATGAGGATTGGTGGTCGTGACCGTAATAGTGGTTTTACCGCTTGAGTTAGTGGCGGTATTGGTGGCCAAAGGATTATTGGGTAGAGTAACTGTAGATCTAATAGGAGTAATGTCGTAATAAGCATTACCAGCAGTAAGATAAAACTTGAGGTTAGTACCTACACCAATCAAATTAAGATTGGAAAGCGTAACCCAATTCCACAAAGAACGACAAACACCTAAAAATGTATTGCTTGAATACTGTGTCCATCCACCAATCTTCTCAGGATTGCCTTGACGAAAGCGAATTTTGTTGCACTCATACCACCCACCCTCGGTCGTATACCGTGTGTTTTCTCGGTTGACCCCGGGCTTGAATAGTATTTTTTGTAATGGCATGGCTTACCTAGGCGTATGGTCTTGTGCCCATTTTATCAATAATAAGAGCTTGGCGTCTAGGTTTGCTGCTGGATATGTTAGGCACGCTGATATGCGTCCATCTGTCGAATTCACGAATGATCTGGTCAAAGGGTATGTCTGAAGCAATGACGGCTTTTACAACCTCGTTTGGAGTCAGGCCAGGAACGCGAAAATCGCAAGCAGCCCCCACGCGATGCTGAGAAGTATCAGAGCTTCCAACCGCGTCATTAACTTGTTTAGACCGAAAACCTGAGTTAACCATAATTGGCTTTCCGCCAAGGAGTTCTTTAACTTGTTCGAGCAGTTCTGCCACGCGTTTGAGATTGTTTTTTTCAAGGTCGTTAGGTTCATTGGTAAATTCCCTGTGATCGGTTACGGTTAATTCTTCGAGTGTAAAGTGGGGTGATAAAAGTGTAGTCATTTGGATACAGGTGTTGAATTGTGAATCATAGAATCTTTGGCTTGAGAACCAGAAGAACTACCAAAATAAAAAGACAGTACTAGCATCAGGGCGCCGTCCAGCGTACCCAAAACACGGGCAATCAATTCACGCATAGTCGGCTCAATGACATGGGTCAATAGAAAAAATTGCACTGCTGCCCAAGCCAACACAATCATCACGGACAAGGCAGGGGGTATAAAACTACCTGTGGTCATCTGCATCTGACGGGCGCTTGCTCTGTCGGCTACGGCTAACTTTTCAAAGTCAAGACCCATTTCTTGCGCTCTGGCTTTTAACGCCAACTCCGCTTGCTGGATAGAGGCTATCTGGTCAGCAGTCAACTTACCTGAGTTAATGGTATTTTGGACATCACTAGGGTCAACCCCTATGGCTTTGGATACCGCCTCAACAGCCATACCCGCAAGAGGCCCGCCAAGCGCAGAAGCAATAGTCGGCGCAATATTTTTTAACCAATCCATCATTAGTCCTCTATATGGTACTTAGATTTCTGATAGCTATCGTAAACGCTATACTCCAAAAACGCAAAGGTCAATACCCAAACGAGTACCGACACACATACAACCGCTCGCACTTGATACTTTTGAATAAGGAGCCTACGTTTACGCGCAGCTTCCTCCAAGGCTTTTTTTGTTCACGCTCGATCTTTTCTCGCTCTTTCCGTACAACTTCTCGCATATCTACAAACTTAGACCAAAGCCCGGGCATACCAATCTGATAAATAATCATCTCACGAAGCTCGGTTTCCATGCGTTGAATCTGCTCTTGGCGCAGTATCCTGTTCATGGCTTCTTCGTTGACGGTGATATTCTTGGGTAGCGGATTGTTTTTGGCTTCTTTTTCAGCTTCCTTGAACGACTCTTGGTGTGTAAAAAATGCACCGAGGTTCTTACCAATGTCGTTGACAATATCACCTACATCTTTGCCATCTTTTTTAAAATCTTGATATAAATCTATGCACTCACGAATCCCTGCGTGAGCCGCTTTACAAGCCGCAAAGATGGTAACGGGATCCATTATTTTTTCATCTTGCCCAAAGTCTCGGCCAGACGCGCACGCTGCCCCAGCTTACCGGGTTTCTTGGCGGCAGCTGCTAGCTTTTTCGCAGGAATCGTTTTGCCTTCTTTAACGCCCAGCTCTTTACGCAATGCACCGGGTTTCTTAATTGCTTTTTGAATCCATTTTTCAGCCATGATAAAACACCTTTACTTTTGGTTGAATGATTTCTCTGATTAACTCAGCCTCATACTGCGGCATCTCCCATTGAGGAGTGACACGGTAATCCCATGTGACAGGAGGAATGAACATCTTGTTGGTATCAGCAAAACGTCCTTCTTTGATCCTGTCCACCCAAATCAAGAAGTCAGCACCAAAAGCCTCACGACATTCAGGCGTAGGACAAACAAAGTCAGCAATCACATGAGCGCCATACTTACTTGTAATTTTGCACAAGTGACCCATGCGTCTGGCTTGCTCAACTCTGTCTTCAGGACTGAATCCCAAATCCTTGTTGATGTGCTTTCTGATGTCATCAGCATTGAAATGGGCGCACTGTAATTCACGGGCCAAGGCTTCAGCTAAGGTAGTTTTACCAGAACCGGGTAAGCCCATGATTAGTATCTTCATTTCACAGCCCTCATCTTAATCATTGTGTGGAGAGCCACATTATTGGCTTCCCTCATCAAACGCCTGAACATCTGATTCTCATCATGCGTCAAAGTACCGTTCTCGGTCTTTTGCTTCATCATGTCGAGCAAACCATGATAGAAAGGATCGTACTCAAAGTCAAACCACTCTATGTCAAAGTCTATGCCATACTTCAAAGCCATGCCAGAACTGGAGCCATAAGCCTCCTTGTGTTCCTCGCAGTGCTTCTTTGAGAACATATACATCCCACTGACCGTGATCGGGCGCTTATGGGTAGGATCACCGTAAAAATTATCATGGAAGTGGTGAGGCACTAGGATGTCCAGCAACGCACCGTTCTTACACACACGATACAGCTCTTTCATCAACGGAATAAACCCGTCTCCAATGTGTTCTAAGATGTGATGCGCCCTGATCTCATCTACTGAGTTGTCCTCTAAGGGCAACTTGTCCTTCTCGATATTGACGAGAAAGTCTGGTTCTACCAATGGATCATCATCAATGTTGAGGAATCCATCAATACGCTTGTAGCCACTTCCTAGGTTAATCTTCAAAGTGCGTCCAGTTCATCATGAGTTGTACAAGCATCTATCCTAGCATCTTTTGCAACCATTGCTTGACGAGCAGCCTCAATCACAGCAGGGTCATAAGTTAAAGGATTGGAAGCTTGTTGGTTCACGACTTGCTGAAACTCAAACTGGGCGTTGGCTTTTAAGCCACCCTTACGCTCATCCACAGTAATGTCAAATGTGCCATACACAATTTCCACAGGATCTTTTGTAATATCAAAAGTGTGGGCGGTATAGCCTTGACGATTAGGTATGATGGTAGGACGGACTTCAATAGCGTTTTTCCAGCCATTGTTGCCTACGCCTTCTGCTGGTGGGGTATCCCAGCAATCTTTTACAGCCCCGTCTACGATACGAACATATAGATTTGCCATTTAAAGCTCCTTTGAAAAAATTAAGATAATTTAATTGCAGATGTACTACCTGCTCCAACATTAACAAACGTCCAAGATGCTAAAGACCCAACTTGTTTTGGTGAAGAATAATAAGTAGTGTTATTAGTTCCAAGTTGACCATTTCCATTTGCACCCCACGACCACAAAGTACCATCAGTTTTGATTGCTGCCGAAGATGATCCTCCAGTAGATATCTTTGACCAAGTTGTTAAAGCACCAACCTGCTTTGGAGAAGAATAATTGGTATTATTACCTAAACCTAACTGACCATAAGTATTATCACCCCACGCCCAAAGTGTTCCATCAGTTTTGGTTGCTAATGTATTTGATCCATTTGTAAAAATTAAAGACCAATTTGTTAAAGATCCAATTTGTTTTGGAGAAGAATACTTTGTTAAATTTCCAGTTCCTAATTGAGCTTGATTGTTATACCCCCATGCCCATAAAGTACCATCAGTTTTAATGGCTAATGAAGAACCTTGCCCCATAGAAATTTGTAACCAGTTGGTTAAAGCACCAACTTGAACTGGAGATGAGTATTTTGTTACATTACCTATTCCTAGTTGCCCTTGATTGTTGTTTCCCCACGTCCATAACGTGCCATCAGTTTTGGCGGCCATAACATTATAGTTACCGCAAGAAACATTAAGCCAATTTGTCAATGCGCCTACTTGTTTAGGGGAAGAATAGCTGGTTAAAGTACCCAATCCATTTTGACCAAATCCTCCTCCGCCGTTCCCCATAAACCATAAAGTTCCATCTGTTTTTATTGCAAAGCCATAATTTAAACCAGCAGAAACAGTTGCCCAAGTTGTTAACGCACCTACTTGTTTAGGTGATGAATAGTTTGTGGTGTTTCCAATACCTAACTGACCACCATTATTTAGCCCCCATGCATACAATGTCCCAGTAGTTGTAATGGCATATGCAAATTGACCCGCATTAGAAATTGAAGCAGTCTTCCATTGTAAAGATCCAACTTGTTTGGGAGATGAATAATAAGTTGTATTTCCTAAACCTAATCTGCCATTTTGATTTGATCCCCATGACCATAAATATGCAAAACCCGTCCATGTGCCTTGCCCCTTAGCCTGTGCTTGGCTACTTAGGTTCCAAAGACCGCCGTATTGTTGGTATGGATATAGTATTGGCATATTAGTAAGCTAATCCAAGCATAAAGGGGTTATTACCACCTGTTGAACCAAATGATAAATACCATGATGTTAGTGCGCCAACTTGTTTTGGGGATGAATAATAAGTTTGATTTCCTAAACCTAATTGACCTTTATGGTTTCTTCCCCATGTCCACAAGGTTCCATTTGTTTTAATAACATTTGCACCTTGATACAACATAAAATTTGGCGTAAAAGAAGACCAACTTGTCAAAGCCCCAACTTGTTTGGGACTTGAATATTGCGTTGTATTACTTTGCCCACAACTTCCATAATTGTTATAGCCCCAAGCCCAAAGAGTACCATCTCCTCTTAGAGCAAAAGCATTATTGTAACCATCAGTTGTAATTTTAGACCAAGTAGTAAGAGCGCCTACTTGCTTAGGACTAGAATAATTGGTTGTGTTGTTTAAACCTAATTGACCGTTATTGTTTCTACCAAAAGACCAAATAGTGCCATCTGTTTTTATTGCAACAGAAAAAACACTACCTGCACCTACATTTGACCAATTGGTTAAAGCGCCCACTTGTTTTGGTGATGAATAACTTGTTATATTACCAATTCCAAGTTGTCCGTAAGGATTATTCCCCCAAGACCAAAGCGTGCCATCCGTTTTAGTTGCTAAAGTAAAAGATGCACTTTTAGAAATATTACTCCAATTGGTAAGCGCACCTACCTGTTTAGGAGAAGAATAAGTTGCAGTTACTACACCTAATCCAGAAGCGCCACTTCCAATATTTCCCCAAAACCATAAAGTGCCATCACTCTTAACAGCCATTACTGAATTATCTGTACACGCTAATTTTGCATTAAGCCACGTAGTCAATGCACCAACTTGTTTGGGTGAAGAATAATATGTAGTATTATTTAGACCAAGTTGACCATTATTATTTTGGCCCCAGCTCCACAATGTACCATCGGTTTTAATGGCAATTGTAAAAGCAGTTCCGGGAGCAATAAAAGACCAGCTTGTTAAACTGCCAACTTGCTTGGGGGAAGAATAATAAGTTAAATTATTTAAACCCAGTTGACCATTTTGATTGGCCCCCCAAGAATACAAATAATATGTATAAGAAGGCGTAGGCGCAGTTAGGGTGTTAAGCCCCGGATCAAGAAATGCTGCGCCATATCTGTAACTCACGATACCATCCTTAATTCAACTCTGTTAGCGTTTAAACGCTCTTTGATCTTGTTAAAAGGGGCTTCCCACTCACCAAACACCTCTTGTCTGAATAATGTCATGCTGTCGTAGTAAGGGGTCTTCTCACCATCCAAAGCGTACAAGTAGTATCCCATCACAGGAATTACCACCCATGTATCAATCCCCATCGCCGCAGCCAAGTGGCTTACAGACGTACAGGAACTGATGACCAGATCGCAAGAAGCCACCGCTTGTTTAGTATCTTCCCAAGTATGTAATGGTACTTGTTTTACCCAAACTGGGCAAGCCTCTGCGCCCTCATCTCGCTGTAAAGAAATGAACTCATAATCTGCGTCTTTTACTGCGTTGAACAGCAAATGATAGGGGAAGCGCTTGTTGTGGTCGTCTTCAAATTTAGAGTTACCTTGCCATCTTAAACCAATGCGCTTTTTGCGTCCTTTGATGACATTGGGTTTGGGAATGTAAGCGTCCCCT